GTGAGCCGGGCATCGCCCATCACGGAGCGGTCGCAGGGCGGTAGGTGAACTCGCCGGCCGCGACGTGCGCCGCGGCCCAGGTCCAGGGTGACGTGGGGGTGATCGCCGGGGCACCCAGCGGAGAGGTGCCCGCGACCAGCTGGACAGTCGATGCGTCGACCACGGCATGCACGACGTGGATGATGTCCTCGCGTCCCGAGACCGTGGTATCCCGGATCGAGGCGACCCCTGCGAGCACCGCGAACGGGTGCGCAGGGGTGACGGCCGGGACCGGCAGGGAGAACCGCGGGTCCGCGGTGGGGAACGTGAACCCCGTCCCGAGGATGAACCGGAAGCGCACGCGCACCAGCTCGCCCTCGTAGCGCCACACGCAGTCGTTGACGGCCCCCGTGGTGCCCAGCGACCACGACCCGGTGCCGGCGGTCAGGGTCGGCGTGTACGCCGTCCAGGCGCCCATCTTCCCGAGCGCCAGGGAGGCGAGCAGCTTGACCGTCGCGCCGTCCGCGACGTACAGCTCCTTGGTGTCAGCCTGGTAGACGAACAGTGGACGGGACGTCGTCGGCACGATCGCCGCGATCGCGATCCCCCGCGCCGTCGCGTTCGCCGCCATGACGATGTCGTTGATCGTGAGCAGCGACCCGAAGATGCCCGTGCGGGATGGCGGGACTCCAGTTGCGTCCGGGATCGTGTGCCCGCGTGCGTTGGTGCCCATGGTGCTCCTGTCGGTCAGGCGGGTCGGGTGTAGGTGACGGCGAGGACCATCGAGCCGGGCGTGCCGGTGCCGCCCCAGCCGGCGTACGTGCCGCCGACAGCAGCCAGGCCCTTGGTGGCGCCCGTGCGCATTGCTTCGCACACGTCTGATGGCAGGTCGACGCTCACCCAGCCGCCCGGTGCGGCGGCGGACGTCGCCGCGGACGTCCCGCTCGAGGAGGGCGCGCCGGCTGGCTGACTGCCCGACGCGGATCCGCGGACCGTCAGTGCAACCGACCCGCCGCCGGAGCCGTTGCGCTTGGCAGTGAGCGTGACCTTGTCGAAGCTGGTGGCGCCCAGGTTGACGAGCTGGTCACCGTAGGTGGCGAGGCCGATCAGCGTCCCTGAGCCGTAGTCCGAGCCCTGGTAGAGGTCGGAACGGCCGCCGTAGTCGCCGGTGTTCCACCGGTCCCACGCGGAACGGTCGACGCGCCACGTACCCGACCACTGCGGGCCGACGCTCGTTGTCGCCTGCACGGGGGCGGGCGCAGCCGGTGGTGGAGTCGGTGCGGCCTGCGACTGGTCCGCGATCGCCGACGGTCCCAGCACCCACATCGGGGTGCCCCAGTCGTCGAGCAGCACGAGCACCGGCTTCGGGAGCGTGCCGTACGTCGCCGCCTGGAACGGCAGCGTGTACGTCGCGCCGTCCAGCGTGACGGTGCACGTCGACGCCCCTGAGGCGGTCATCGTCCCCGCGACCGCCGTGGCGCGCGGATCCACCGGACCCAGGACCAGCACGGGACGGCCCGCGACCGGATCCAGCAGGACCCGCGCCAGGCCCTGCGGGGCCACGATGCCGACGGCCGCCACCCGGTAGCGGCCCGGCAGGGCCGGCAGCCACATCAGGGCTCCCCGCCACGACACCTGCACGCGGCGGCCGGTCGCGTCCGTGGCCCACACCGGCACGATCACCGTCAGCCCCGAGTCGGCGTCCTGCGCTGCACCCTGCGGTGCGGCCGCGGCGATCAGCCCGTCCAGGTCGAGGTCGCTCACGCGCTCACCGCCACATCCACGCGCATCGCGCCGTCGGTGGCGACCAGAGGCAGCTCGAGGCCCGTCACCCAGCCCCAGGCGGTCGCCTCGTCGCTCGTTCCGGCGTCGGTGATCACAGCGACCGGGTCGTCCAGGTCGATGCGCGGATCGGGCAGGCACGTCACTGGCACGCTCGACGCTGTGCGGACCGAGGTGGCGAGCATCGTGGCGGCTGACGCCTGCGCCATGGCCACGCTCGTCAGCAGCGGCGAGGACCACTCGTCGGTGACGGCCCCATACGGACCCGTGGCCGACATGGGTCCGGTTGCCTGCTCAGCGACCGCCCAGACGTCCTGCGCGCCTGTCGCCGACGACCGCGCCACGATGCGGTTGGCAGAGCCGGAGCGCGTGTCGGATCCCGTGGCTGACATGAGGGTGCCGCGGGCGCCGGAGCGGATCGTCAGGACCGGAGTCGGGACATCCGCCAGCGGTGGTCGCAGGACCACCTGTCCCCACTCGTCGGTGCGCAGCAGCGCTGGCCACGCGGCCGCGATCTCTCGTAGCGCGGCAAGTCGGTCCGTTGACCATGCCATCGAGCCGGGAGCGGTCCGGTCAGTGAGCGCAGCGCTGACGGACAGGCCCATGCCCGGCGGGAGGAGCCGCCGGGCCTCAGAGGTGAGGGTCCCGCCCGCGAGGGGCGCGAGGGCCACGGCGGGCCGGTCGTCGCTCACCCGACGCAGCAGGCCCTCACCAGTGACCTGGATCGACCCGTCGCTGTTCTCGTCCCAGTCGGTGACCAGGAACCTGCCGCGGCGCGTCTCCCAGGTCTGCCCCGACACCGACGACGCGACGATGACCGTCACGTCCAGCTCCTGCCCGAACCTGGCCAGCGGATGGGTTGCGCTGCGCGGTTTCCAGTCGAACCCGTGACCGTCCACGGTGCTGCGTCTGGGGACGTTCAGGGTCAGCAGCCACAGGGTGCCGCGGCTGGCCGACCCGACGATCTTCGACCCGGCCATCACCGGCACGTCGCCGGCGAGAAGGACACCGCTGAGCCACGACGAGACGCGGCAGCCCCACCGGCATGACCCCGACAGCACCTCGTCCGGTGCGCCAGCCAGCATCAGAGCTGCGACCAGTCGTAGGTGTCGAACTGGTCCCACGTCATCCCGGCGAAGATCGTGTCGAAGTTCGTCCAGGTGCGGGTGAGCATCGGGGTGTCGAAGTCGTCCCAGTTGAACGAGGCGACGGGCGTGCTGGGCTCCGGGTCGTCGACCAGGATGTACGGCAGCGCCCAGCGCCGCTTGTCCCCCCACTGCGTGGACGCGCCGACGATCTGGTGACCCGCCCGCGTGGGCTGCAGCAGATCCACAGCCGGCCGGAGGGGCAGTACCGTGCCATCGGTGCGCAGCACAACCGGGCCGCCCAGCAGCAGGAGCTCCTCGAGGCCGATCGTCGCCGCACCCACCGTTGTCAGCGCGAGTTCGCCGCCGCCGTCACCGCCGAGCATGTAGCGCACCGGTGGGCGACGCCGACCGGGGACGGTGAGGACCACCGACATCAGCTCGAGCTCCCGCGGATCCGCGTTGTCACCGAGCTGCACCGGGACGACGCGCTGCCCGTCGAGGGACTGCAGCACCGCCCGGCCGCCGTAGGACACCGTCACGGGGGCAGAGGTGTAGGTGACGCCCGCGACGACCGCCGTGTAGGTGACGGGGGTGTTGAGCGCGGAGCGTGTGTCGGCGAGGATCACCTGGGCCCCCGTGGAGATGCCGGACCCGCCGGGGATCGTCCAGGTCGATGCCCCAGTCGAACCGGTGACGAGGTACGTCTGTCCGGCGGTCGTGCCGTTGAGGAGCACCTGCACGGGGCAGGGTGCGGCGGTGCCGACGAGGGCAGCGGTCAGGGTGACGGCCATCAGCGCACCGCCCGTCGCACAGCTGAGGTGGCTTCGGCCTTGGCGATGCCCCGCATCTGACCGACGAGGCCGCCGCCGAGATCGAGGGTGCCTTCGATGATGAGCCGGTCAGACAGCCCGCCAGGGTTCGCGTTGACGATGCTGCCGTCAGCCATGGGCATGAGGCGGTTGGCCTCGGTGAGCAGGGCCCGCGACCTGGCTGATCCGTCGAGGGGGATGTAGGCCTCGGGGACGTCGGTGCGGTCACCGACGACGCGCCACGTGCCCGGGGGCACCTTCGTGGCGAGGGGCTCCATCGGCGACAGGACGCCGCCGGCGGCCATCGGCAGCACGATGCGACCCATCGCGTTCCCGACGACCTGACCACCGCTGCCGCCGGCCCCGGTGGCGATGCGGAAGCCGTGGTCGCCGGTGATGTTGCGGATGATGGCCTGGGTGTCCTGGAGGTAGCGGTACGTCTCGGCGTAGTTCAGGTACTTGATGTCGAACTCGCCGCTGTGCACCTCGCTGATCGAGGTGACGAGGGCGTCGACACGCGTCGACGCGCCGTACGCCTTGTCAGCGGAGGCGTCCATCGCCGCGTTGTAGGCCTGCTGCGCGCCCGTGGCGGTCGCGAGGTCAGTCGCAGCTAGCCCGTACGTGGCGCGGGCCGCCTCGAGGGAGTCGATGGTGTCCCGCTCGGCGGTGATCTGGTTGCGCAGCGTCTCGACCTGGTCGACGGTCAGATCCTTATTCGTCGTCAGCTCTTCGCCGAGCGCCTTGATCCGCTGCGTGTGCGGAGCGAGCAGGTCGTCGTACGCGCCGGTGACGCGCTTGGCGGCGTCGACGTCGCCGGCGAGGGCCCGCAGCACGTCACCGAGGCTGGCCCCGGACTCCTTCGCGGCGGCCTGCGCGTTCGCGAGCTTGCCGGCGTCCTGGACGAGGGTCTTCACGTTGTCGGAGATCAGCGACTCAGAGGCGACGCGCCGCTGGGAAGCGATGAGGTCATCGGACAGAGAGGTGACCCGCGCGTTCGTCTCCTCGGCGCTGGCTGACGCGCCGGAGAACACGGCGCCGATGGCGGCACCGACGCCGGCGATGAGCAGGCCCCAGCCGGGGATGGCGGCCGCGAGGCCGCCGAGGGTCCCCTGGACGAGGTCGACCGCGCTGGTCATGTCGCCGCGGAACGAGGAGGCGACCTCGGAGATGTTGGCCACCGCTTCGGACTTGAACTCACCCACGGCCGCTCCGGCGCGACCGACACCGTCGCCGGTGTTCTTGTCGACGGCGTCGCCGGTGCGCTGCGACTCCTCACGCACCTGGCCGAGCGCGTCGTCGTACGCCTCCTGCAGCTGCTCGGCGGCGTTCTTGTGGGCCTTCTCGATGTCGTCGGCGGACAGTTCACCGGATCGGGCCGCGGCGTCCAGGGCCTTGTCGATCTCCCGCTTCGCGTCATCGAAGAACCCGGGCAGGTCGTCTGCGGATGCCCCGACCTCACGCAGGGCGAGGAGGATCTTCTTCGTGTCGACCGACAGCGGGAGCTCGGTCTTCTTCCCGGTCAGGTCCTTGCGGATCGCGTCGACCTCACTGACGCCCTTCTTGACGGGGTCAGTGTTGGCGGTGAACACGTACTCGAGCTCGCCGACGCGAGTGCTCACGCTCTCACCGCCTCAGTGCTCGGCCCAGGCGGGTCCCTGGGGTGACGGTCAGATCGAGGATGAGGGTGCGGACTCCTGGCCAGGGCCGGTCAAGGACGGCGGGGTCCCACAGGTCCAGCTGGTGCCGCTCGGACAGGTCCGCGATGACGAGGTCCCAGTGGGGCAGGATCGCGGACCAGGAGTCGTCGACGTGGATGGTCCCGCGGCGAGGGGCGTCGGGTCGCAGCTGGGCGGGCAGCCGGTAGTCGGGGTACCAGCCGTCGGCGTCGGGCTGGCCTACCCCGTACGGCGCCCACTCCTGCGCCGTGGTGGGCCTTTTGGGTCCGGCTCACCGGCGCCGGCCGCCTCGCTCTGCTCGCCCCACAGGGCAGTGCCGTACGCGTCGGCGATGGTGCGGCCGCGCGCCCAGTAGATGACCGTCCAGATCGCGGCACGCTGCATCTCGATGGCGGGGAGCTCGTCGTCGAGCATGCGGTCGTACACGTCCTGCCCGAACGCGACCACCTCGAGGAGGGTGCCGCCGATCTCCTCGAGCAGCGTCGCGAGCTCGTCGGGGATCGGTCCGGTGACGACCCCGACGGAGTGCTCGATGCGGATCGCACAGGCGAGGATCCGGCGGGCGCCCCGCACGCTCGGAGGACGCACCGTGTAGGTGTGCCCTCCGAGCGGCAGGACCAGGTCGGGGCTCGCCCAGGAGGTGAAGTCCGCGACGGGCACGGTCAGGCGCGGGTGTAGGCGAGCGCGTTGCTCGTGCCGGTCGGGTTGATGACGGTGACGGGTGCGGAGCCGGCGCTGCCGGCGGGCATGACCGCGACGATCGTGGCGTCTCCGATGATGGAGAACACGGTGGCCGACACGGCCGCGAACTTCACGCTCGTCGCCGTGGCGAAGCCGGTGCCGGTGATGGTGACGAGCGCGGCCGCGGCGGCGCCCGACGGGGTGGCGGACAGGACCGTCGGTGCGGCCGCACCCCACCCGGTGAACGGGTTGGTGATGTCGACCGCCGCGCCCTTCCCGGTGAGGGTGATGTTCAGCATCTCGACTGCGCCGTCGGGGCCGGTGTTGGCGCGCTGCGCCGCGACCGTGAAGAAGCCGCGGCCGGCGTCCGTGGGGTTGGCCACGCCTGCCTCGGGCTTGTGGTACCAGCGCACGTCGATGACGGCGTTGTCGCCCTTGGAGGCGTTCTTCGTCCGCTGGAGGAGGGCCTCGATCTCCGGCAGGTACAGGCCGGTGCTGGACGAGCGGTTGACCTGCACGGCGAACGCGAGGTTGACGTTCCAGCCGACGACGTCGGCGTTGTCCGCGCCGAAGTCGTCGTAGCTCTGGGCGGTCTGCGTCTTGGGTGACGGGGTCGGCTGGAACCCCGAGATGCGGCGCACCGGCTGCCAGGTGGGCGATGCGTACGTGCCGAGGTTGACGTCCAGGCCGTATTCGTAGGAGTGTCCGAGGACGCTGCCGCCCGGGAGGGCGGGTGCGGTGGGGCTCATGAGGATGCCTCCGGGTTGTCGAGGATGATCTGGTAGGAGTCGGCGCGCTCCTGGCGGGCGGACTCGTCGGTGCCGAGCTGGGCCACCAGGACCCGGGTGACCAGGGACAGGCCGGCGACACGGGCCAGGCCGTGCAGCGCGGTGAAGGCGGCGGCGGCGAGCGTGTCGGCGCTGGCCGGGTCGTTGCGGGCGCCGCGGAAGCGCAGCTGTACCCGCCGCACCCGGACACCGACGGGGTGTGGGTCGTCGGCGTAGTAGACGCGCAACCCCACCCCCTGGTCGGGGGCGGGGGCGATCGCGCCGTAGTAGATGCCGACCTCGCTGGGGTCGTAGGCGGGGCCCGTGGGGCGCCACGGCCAGCCGGTCCCGTCGGCGAGCAGCTGCGCGAGGGTGATGGTGAGCGTGGTGTCGTCCATCAGCTCCCCAGTGCTCGTCGGGCGGCGGCGGCCATCAGCTGGTCGCAGTCAGGCAGGGCCTGCTGGCCACCGACCTCGAGGTACTTGGCCTGTCCGTCGTCGTGCCGGTAGGTGAGGTCCTCGTGCTGGCGGACGGCGTACGGGAGGTCGCTACTGACGGACGCGGTCAGGTCGTCAGCGGTGGCTTCGGTGACGACGAGGCTGTCGCGCAGGTCCCCGTACTCGAGGGGTGTGAGGGGGATGGTGACGGCCTGGACGCGTGCGGCGGCGAGGTTGAGGCCTTCGGCGGCGGCGGCGTCGATGAGCGAGCCGATCTGCTCCGGGGTCAGGCTCACGTAAGCGCGACCTCGACATGGTCGGGCAGATCCAGGCCGCCGGAGGTGCGGGCGGCGACGGTGATGACGGTGGCCACGCGCCCCGACGGCAGGGTGACTTCGCTGCCGGTCGTGTACAGCGCTGCGTGGGCCTGGTCGACGTCGTAAAGGGTCGCCTCGGACACGACCTGGCTGGCGTCGGCACCTCGCACGAGCCGCCGCTTGTCGTCGACCCAGCAGGTGACGTCGACGGGGGTGCCCCAGGTCTGTCCGAGGCCGGTGGTGGCGACCAGGGTGCGCACGGTGACGGCGTGCACCATGAAATCGTCCAGGTCGCTGCTCATCGGCTCGTCACCGGGACGGGGCTGATGATGCCGGTGTCGGTGAGGATCGCGGTCGCTTCCTCGCACAGTCCGGTGCGCAGCCGCTCCTGTGCGGCGGCGAGCTGCTCACCGTCCGCGTACGCGACGTTGCCGGAGCCGAGGCCCTTGGATGCGACGACGCGATGCGTCCCGGCCGCGGCGGTGACTGCGGGGTCGATGCCGGCGGTCACCCAGGCGGCGACCTGCGCGCAAGCGGCGTCACGGAACGCCGTGATGAGGGTCGCGTCGAGGGGGCCGCCGGTGGCGTCGACCTGGTAGCGGCTGGTGATGGTGGCGACGCGGATCATGCGGGATGCGGACGCCAGGAGCCGGTCGGCGTTCGCGGGCGCTGAGGCCAGCCAGCTGCCGTCGACAAGGTCGGTGGAGGTGGCGTAGACGAGGCTCACGGTGCCCTCCCTGGACGTGGTGTGGTGGTTGGTGAGGGGCGGCGCAGGTCGCGCTCCTGGCAGCGGGCGAAGTGACCACCGTGGGGGTACCCGCCGAGCGGCCTTCTGCCGGGGGAACGGAGCTGGTGGCGGCAGTTGACGCCGCCCCTCACCGAGATGTGCTACGCGAGCAGGCCGCGCAGGACGCCGTGCTGCAGCGGCGAGCCGAACTTCAGGCCGATCTCGCCGTACAGCTGGGTGTCGTCGGAGGCGCCGGTCTTGGCGAGGGGCTCCTCGAAGAAGACGCCCTTGCCGGGGACGCTCAGGAAGAAGGGCGCGAGGTCGGACAGCGACGCGAGGATGATCGTGTCCCGCGGCACCGCCCGGTCGAGCAGGATGTTGAGCCGGCCGAAGTCGGTCTCGATCTGGTCGACGGAGACGCCGCCGATCTTCTCGCCGCTGATCAGCGGGTTCACCTTGGCGTACGCCGTGGCGTAGGCCTTGGTGAGGGCGATCTTCTGCGAGGAGCCGACGAGGAAGGTGCCGAGCCCGTCGGTCAGGCCGCCGTTGTCGAAGACGGTCTGCACGAACGGGCTGATGTCGGCGTCGACGTCGAGGGCGCCGGTGCGCACCAGGTGCACGGCGATGCCGGAGGCGGTGCCGATGGTGATGGCGGCCCCACCGGAGGTCGCGGCGACCTTGAAGGACACGGTCGTCGAGATGGACTGCACCCAGTAGACGCGGCCGACGACGATGGCCGTGGCCACGCCGACGTTGGTGAAGACGACCTTGTCGCCGACGGACAGGGAGTGGGTGACGGTGATCGTGTCGGTCGCCGCGGTGGCGGCCGTGTACGACTTGCCGCCCTTGTCGACGAGGTTCCCGGACGCGAGGGCCTCGACGGCGGAGATCAGGCCGCGGGTCTGGCGGGCCGTGGTGTTGTCGACCGGCTTGACGTACAGGCCGTTGATGAACGCCCAGTTGACGTCCCGGGCGATCTGCTTGAGGGCCTGCTCGACCTGCCAGGTGCCCTCGTTCAGGACGGGGCTCGGCGTGCCGGCGACGTTCGCGCCGCTGAACGCGCCGGTCGCGCCCTGCTTGGTGTAGGAGACGCTGACCTTCTCCTGGTGGATCTCGCAGACGTTCGAGAAGTTCGTGCGGACACGACCCTCGGCGGTCGGCGCGGTCGCGCCCTCGACGCGGGTCCGCTGCGCGGGGTCGCGCAGGTCGTAGCCCTGCCACTCGCCCTCGGTGGCGGTCGTCGCCTGGCCGCCGGTGAGGCCACCGATGGTGGACAGCAGCGGCGTGTCGGCGGGGGACAGGGCGAACAGCTCGCCGTGGTAGTTCGGCAGACCGAAGGTCGTGCCGATGCCGGTCAGGGTTGCCATGGTGATGCTCCTTGAGGTCAGACGGTCGGTGCGAACGCCTTGGAGCGGCGCAGCTCGATCGCGAGGTGGTGGTTGCCGGCCGCGGTGGCGGCGGCGATGCGTGCGTCGATGTCGGCCTCGTCGGTCCCGCCGGCGGTGTCGACGCTGGAGCGGCGCGCCACCTGGGCGGCCTTGAGCTTGCTGTTCTCGTCGACGGCGGTCTTGATGGCGTCGGCGACCTTGGTGGTGAAGTCCTCGGCCTTGGGGTCGAGGGCCGCGACCTTCGCCAGGAAGGTGCGCGAGTCGAGGAGGGCGTCGGGGTCGCCCTGGTGCTTGCTGGCGGTGCGGTAGACGGCGAGCTCGATGGCGGCCTGCCGGGCTTCCTGCTTGGCAGCGGTCGCCTCGGTGGTGAGCTGCTCCGTGGTGAGGGCGCCGTCGCCCTCCTTGATGAAGCCGAGGGCCTTGCCGAACTCCTGCAGGACGGCGTCCCGGGCTTCGGTCGCGGCGGCGGTCTTCGCGTTGGTGCGCTCGGCGCCGTTCTCGCGTCGCAGGCGGGCGATCTCGGCCTTGAGGGCGGTGGGGTCGTCGGGCAGTCCGTCACCTGGCTGCTGCTCGCCGGCCGCAGGGGGTACCGGTGCAGCCGTGGGCGCGGCGGCCGGCGGCGCGGGGATGGCGGGGGGCGGGGGGGCCGCGGGCGCAGCGGCTGCGGCCGGGCCGGCACCACCCGGGACAGCGGGGGCCGGTTCGGTCATGAAGCGCAGACGCAGCGGGATGCGACGGAAGGTGAACATGAGACGGGCCTCCTGGGTCCGGGTCGGGCGATGGTCCCCGCACCGGGCGGGGTCGGCTCAGCTCGGACGCTGAGACGGGTAGGGGGCGCGCGGGGCGGTCACGGAGTCGCCGCCACCGCCCGGGTTGCCGAGGCTGATCTGCTCACGTCGCCGCTGCCGCATCAGCTGGTGCTCGTCGACGTGCGCGCGGATCTGCGTCTGCAGGCCCCGTGCTGTCGCGTTCGCGGCGCGCCTCTGCTCCGGGTCGACCGCGGCCGCGGCGTCCGCCTTCGCCTTGCGGACCTGCACCTCGAGGTCCCGCAGCTTCGCGCGGGCGGCCTCAGCGTCGGGGTCGTAGGTGGTGACGTCGGCGACAACCGATAGGCCAGGCATGTACGCGACGGGCCGGCATCGGCAGTTCGGGTGGCGCCATCCGGCGGCGCGGGCCTGCGCGAGGGTTCCGGCGACGGTCACGGTGACGTGTTTGTCGGGGTCGGTCATGGATGGCAAGGTGAGTGCCCCGATGGGGCCGTCGTCGATGCGCAGGATCAGGCCCGCCCACGCCGCGCACCGCTCGCACGCGCCGCGGCCGACGATGATCGACACCAGGTTGACGCCGTTCTGCGTGAGGGTCGCAGTGTGCTGCGACTCCCAGGCGCGGCGCGCCGCAGTGCGGCTGGCCATCTCGACGTACGTGCCGAGGTTCCATCGCCGTCCAGCCCGGTCGGTGAACCCGGACACGCCCTGCGCGACGAGCTGATGCCAGGCGCGGGCCTGCACGCTCGTCTGGGTGGCGCCCATGCCGAGCAGCAGGTCGGTCGTCGACTGCGCGATCGCACGCCGGTACACGTCGTCGGGCCAGCGCAGGATCCGTGCAGTCAGGTCGTCGAGCATGTTGGTCAGGTCGCCGACGAGCGACTGTGCGGCGGGCGCGCCGGCGACCTGCTGCAGGGCCGTGGTCGGGTCGGGGACCCCGGCCAGGTCGGACATGTCCTGCAGGGCGGCCAGTGCGCCGTGCTCTTGCGCGACCTGCAGGAGCCGGCTGATCTGGTCGGGCAGCATCTGCCGCAGCTCGGCGACGATCTGCTGGGCGTCGCGTTGCAGCTCGTCGAGGCGGATTTGCTTGGCGACCTGTTCCGGGTCGGCGCGTAGGCCTTGGCTGACCTGCGCGGCGAGGGTCGTGCGGAGCCGCTGCTCGGCCTGTTCGAACAGTGCGGCGACGTCACGGGCGAGGTCGTCGAGGCGGTCCCGGTCGTCGGGCACCCACGTCGGCACTGCGGGTCCTCGCCGGGTCAGCCTGTGAACGCGTACGGGTCGGCCGCGGCCCCGGGCTGTTCGGCGCCGATCTTGGCCGCCTCCTCGTCGACCTGCAGGTCGGTCCAGTCGGGGTGGGTAAGTGCGACCAGGGACCGTGTCGACGCCGCACCAGCGGACTTGAGCGCGAGGGCGGTCTGGGCGAGCTGCAGCTGCGTCTCGCTGATCCCGTCGGGGAACGCGACGGCGAGGTCGGTGGGGTCGCCGTGCTTCTGGAACACGGCCGCGTCGGTGAGGAGCAGCTTGGTGACCAGGGTCCGCAGTGCGGGACGCCAGGCGCGGATCTTGCGGTCGCGGGTCAGCATGGTGCGGGACTGGCGGGCGACGACCTCGGTCGCAGTCTGTGCGGACTGTCCCTGCTCGCCGAACGTCGCCTGGCTGTAGCCGGCGGCGCGCACGATCTGGGTGCCCCAGTGCTCGGCGGTGGCCTGGTGCTCGGCGAAGCGGATCGCGAACTGGGCGGGCGTGATCGGGGAGGTGCCGTTCTCGGCGGGGGCGATCTTCAGGGGGCTGAAGATCTCGGTGTCGAGGTTGAAGGTGGCGCCTCGGCCGGGGCCGAGGTCCTCGAGCATCTCGCGGGACACCAGGAGCCGTGCCTTGGACAGGCGCAGGTCCCGCAGCCATGAGGCGTGGACCTCGTCGAGGTTGTCCAGGAGCGGTTCGATGCCGTCGATGTCGGCGGCGCCGAGCCCTGCAGCGCTGGGGATGTGGCGCCAGGCGCGTGACGTCGACGGCTCGGTGTTCGGCACGTAGACGGCGCCGAGGCCTGGGGTGCGGCCGGCGGTGATGTACCCGTCGGCGTCGACGGCGTCGACCAGGCCGCGGGTGACCTGGTGCTCGCTGAGGGAGAGCCGGCGGCCGAGGTCGGTGACGGTGCCGAGGTACAGGCCGTGCTGGACGTACCCGATGCCGTCGATGAGCTCGTGCCGCTCGAGGTGGCGGATGACGTCGGATCCGTCGCGGTCCAGGACGGTCCAGAACGTCACGGCACGCAGTCGGCCCCACACCATCTCGGGGACGGCGTGGTCGGCGGTGACGGGGGCGACGAAGGCGGCGTCGGCGACGTCGCCGTCCCACACGACCCGCAGCCAGGATCCGCCGAGTGCGGCGCCCTGCTCGGCGGCGCCGGTGAGGGTGGCGAGCAGGTGCTCCTCGAGGGCTCCCTCGATGCGGGTCTGCGTGGCGGCGTCCTTGACGGTGATGCTCGGCGGCTCGGCGAACAGCAGGTCGGCGCTGGTGCGGGCGATGTCGGCGGCGAGGGGGACGTGCGTCTGGTCGCGGTGCTGCGACAGGTCGGCGAGGGGCCGACCCCACCAGAAGCGGGCCAGGGCGCCGACGACGCCGCCGCGGTGCTGCGACGGCCGGTCGAGCAGCACGCCGCTGTACGCCTGGTAGGCGCTGGTCAGGGCGGTGGGGTCGCCGGTCCACCAGGCGTCCCAGCGTCGCAGCACGGGGGTGATCTGCTCGAGCTGCTTGGGGGGCCACGGTATCGATGCGACGGGCAGCGGCACGCGGCACCTCCTACTCGGTGTCATCCCCAGGAGCGGTGGGGTCTGCGGGTGCCAGTGGGATCAGGTCCCGCCATGAGCCGCGGGTCGTGTAGATCGCGTAGCGCAGGGCGTCGACTTCGTCGTCGTTGGCCTTCACGGGCGCGTCCTCGCCGCGGGAGGTGGCCTTGGCGTCCCACACGTAGCCGGGTACTCGCTCGATGAGGTGGGTGCAGGTGTCGGCGACGAGGAGCCGGTCGGTGGCGAGCAGGCCGGCAACGGTGCGGATGCCGGGCAGGACGGCCTTGTGGGCGTTGATGACGCCGCGGACCCCGTCGTGCCACAGCTGGTTGCGGAAGGACGCGGCGGCGCTGTCGACGGCGACCCATTCGGGGGTGCGCCAGGCGTCGATGGGCTGGGTGGCGAGCCAGCGTCGGAACGCGGCGGACTGCTCACCCTGGGTCGCGGTGCCGGGCGCCCACTCGGCGAGGACGTACAGGGCGTGCCCGCCGGTGGGGCGTGGGGCGAGGCCGAGGAGGTAGCCGCGGGTGTGGTGGGTGTCGCCGTAGTCGACGCCGACGGCCAGGACGCGATCCATGGGTGGCAGGTCCGCGGCAGGTGTGACGTGACGGGCGGGGTCCCAGGTGTCGTAGATCGCGCCGGCGGCCTGCACCCATTCGCCGAGGATGAAGCGGCGGTACCACAGGCCGACGTACTCGCGGGTGATCTGCAGGACGTAGGCGGGGTCGAGGTGAGTGTTGTCGGCGAGGCGGAACCGGAAGACGCGGTAGCCGAGCTCGGTGGCGCGGTCGACGACTTGCCGCTTGAGCCAGTGCGCGGGCCCGTCGGGGTTGGTGGTGGCGAAGAGGCGGGCACCGGGGACGCTCATGCGGCCGAGGAGCGTCGTCCAGAACGCTTCGCTGACGAGGGTGGCTTCGTCGACGTAGGCGCCGGCAACGGTCAGGCCGCGTAGCACCATCTCGGCGCGGGTGTCGGATGCGCCAAGGACGTGGACGGTGCGGCCGAGGACGATGGCGGTGGGGGCGCCGGCGGTGTAGCTGATGTGCCTTGTGAGGACCCCGAAAAGGCTCGGGTCTTGTAGGGGTCCGAAGACGTTGCGGGCGATGGACTCGCGGGTGCGGCCGACGACGACGAGGGCGCCGCCGCGGGGTGCGTGGGCGACGTAGATGAGCCAGGCGAGCAGCGACGCGATGGTCTTCCCGGAGCGGATGCTGCCGGTCCAGAGGTTGACGCGGGCGGTGGCGCGGGCGATGGACCACACCTGGCGTGGGGACAGGCCGGCGAGGACAGCAGCGAAGACCGTGGTGGCGATCAGGGTGGCGCCGGCGGCTGCGGTCACGGCGTCGCCTGATCGGGGTCGGGGAGCCGGTCGGCGGCTGCGGCGATCGCGGCGGCGATGGTGTCGAGCATGCCGACGGCCTCGTCGACGCCGTTGTCAGCGTCGATGCGGGCGAGCCGCTCGAGGGTGGCGACGGCGGCGCCGACCGCCTGGACGAGCTTCAGCTGGTCGGCAATGGGCGGCTTGTCGAGGGTCCGCTGCTCGTAAGTGTTGTCCTTGCCGCCGAAGTTGAAAACGACGGTCGGGGCGAAGAGCTGCCGGCGCAGTCGTTCAGCGTCGCTCAGGTGCTCGAGGGCGAGGGTGGCGCGGCGGGCCTTCGCGTCGACGACGTGCGCGTGAGTGGCGGCTTCGGTGCGGGAGCGGTTCGCGGATGACAGGCCGAGGTGGGCGAGGCGTCGCGCGGTGCCGGTGCGGGAGCGGTCGATGGTGGCGGCGATCTGGCGGACGGAACGCTCGGCGGCGTGCAGCTCGCGCAGCTGGTCGTCGTCGCTGCTGGTCCAGGGGCGTGTGGCCACGGGTCACCTCGCCCTCGCCTCACAGCGGTCGGCGCCTGGCCGATGCGCTCGTGGCATGACGAAGGCCCCGCACCGTGAGGGTGTCGGGGCCTGGTCTGATGGCTGTTGCCACCGTCGCACAACATAGCGTGACAAGCGGACAGGTTCGACGACACGCCGGTCAGTAGTCGGCGGCGTGTGCGGTGTCGTAGGCGTCGAGGAGGGCGACGAAGGTGGCTTCCTGGTCGGGGCAGCCGGTGCGGATCGCGCTGATGGTCATCCAGACGCCTTCGGTGGTGGGGCGGATGTAGCCGAGCTGTGCGGAGCCGCCGGTCATGATGCCGTGGGTGAAGCCGTCGTCGATGTGGGCGGCGGTGATGTCGGCGCAGATGGTGGGGGCGAGGGCGGCGAGGTAGTCGGCGGTGATGACGTCGGTGTAGGCGCTGCTGAGGGTGCCGTATCGCTCCCAGATGGGCGCGGCTGCGACGGGTGCGGGTGACGGCGCAGCCGTCGGTGTCGGGGTTGGTGTCGGGGTGGGTGTGATCGTGGCGTGCGGACTGCTCGTCGCTGTGGCCCTAGCCGCGACCGTCGCAGGCGGCAGGTCTGCGGTGGCGGTGCTCGTCGACGTACAGCCCGCGGTGACGCCGGCGAGCATGACGGCGGCGACGGTGATGAGGGTGCCCCTGCGCATGGTGTGAGCCTTCCACTCGTCGGACGTGAGCACTAGCGCCGCGAGGTCAGGTGCCAGCCGTGGCACGACGGGCACGGGTACGCGCGCTTCTCGATCTTGGGGCGTCCCGACCTGTCGGCGTGGCGGGTGTCGGCCAGGGCGAGCAGCGCGGCGACGCGATCGCGGTAGCGGATCTTGCCGCTGCTCGCGCACGTCGGACGCCGGCTGGTCATGACGGCACGCTGCCACCGGCCGCTGACACGGCACGCTGGGCGACGAGGTCGAGGACGTCGCCGACGCGGTACAGGGGGCGGCCGTCGGTGGTGGCGCGTGGCCGGCCCTGCTCGTCGTGTGCGGGGGCGAGGAGGCGTCGGCGCTTCCATTGGCGGATGAGCTCGGGGGTGATGTCGCGGCCGAGGCCGGCGACGGCGCGGGCGATGTCGACGGCGGGCAGGACGTGGTCGCGCAGCTGCTCGAGCATGGCGGCCTGGCGTTGGTGTACGTCCCAGGTGGTGCCGCAGCGTGGGCAGGTGACGTCGGTGCGGTCGGCGCGGGCGTAGAGCTCTTCGGCGCAGTCGGTGGCGGCGAGGTGTTCGGGGGTTTCGATGAGGGCGCCGCAGCGGCCGACGTACACGCGGTCGGCGGGGCGGTCGATGGCGGCGCGTGCTTGGCGGGTGGCGGCGAGGATCTCGTCGACGACTTGGGGGCCGTCGGGGTGGCGGGCGATCCAGTCGACGGCGTCGGTGAGGTAGGTGGCGATCGCGAGCCATGACTGGGGGACGGTGTGGCCGCGGATGCCGGCGACCCAGTCGACGTTGGCGAGGATCGTCATGCGGGCGACCCAGCCGGCTTCGCTGGCGCGCAGGTCGAAGGGTAGTGGGGTGGCGGCTGTGGTTTGCGGCCAGGCGGTGTCGGCGTCGGTGTAGCCGATGCGCAGCTGCCGGGCGAGGGTGATCTCGAGGTCGGCCATGAGGCTGGGGAGGTCTTCGAGGGTGCGGCGTAGGCGGACGGTGCAGTGGTGGCACAGGTACCGGTCGGGGCGCAGCTGGGGTGCGGCGGTGGGTTGCCCGTCTGGGGTGCGGCCGTGGGGCAGGGGGCAGGTGCCGTCGGTGGTGACGAGGCGGGTGTAGCCGGCTGGGCGGGTGCGGGTCATGCGTGCTCCTCGTGGCTCGCGCGCGGGCCAACCTCGGAACGTCCCGGGCCGGGCACGTCTGGGTCCGCGAGGAGACCGGCGGCGGCGAGAGCGTCGAGTACGGCGTCGGCGGCGGCAGCGGCGTGCTGGTCTAGCGTCAAGCGGACACGAGACCGCACCCGTGAGATCAGGGCGTTACGGGCAGCGTGACGGCACGCCTCGCGCACGTCCTCCACCGCCGCTCGCGCCGTCACGTCCGGGGCCATTTGGACACCTCGCCGACGGCCTTGCCCTGGCAGAAGAGCAGATCGAAGTCGTCCAGGCATGGCCCGCAGAAGTGGACCTCAGCCTGGAGGACGCGTGGGACGCCGTCTCCGAGCCGGTTCCCCACGACCGCGATGGCGCGGAGGCGTGTCGAGGTGCGTGTCTCGGTGATGCGCGTGAGCGTCTTGGTGAACTGGGTGCGGTTCGCGTCGGTGATCTCGGCGCGGCAGCGGTCACAGGTCACGATGGTGCGCGCCGCGATGCGTCGCTCAGTCATGGTCCGCTTCCTCTCGGATCGTGTTCATGGGTTCGGGCTGGTGGCTGGTCTTCATGGGTGCGGCTGGTTGGGATCGCCGTAGCCGGCGGCGCGGAGGAGGTGGAGGGCGTCGGCGAGGAGGAGTCGGATCGGGGTGAGGTGGTTGGTGTCCTGGGGGTCGCAGCTGGTGCAGCAGGGCGGTCCGGGTTCGTTGTCGCGCCAGGCGCATCCACCGAGGCAGGCCTGGGCGTCGGTGCAGCTGCAGACGCGGCAGCGGGGTTCGGGTGCGCGGAGCTGCTCGAGGTTGCCGAGGCGGATCCAGGCCCACCAGCGGTGGGCGTTGGGTGCGCCGACGCCGCGGCGTTGGACGACGAGGAGGGCGATGTCGGCGTCGGCGTGGCGGCGTTCGGTATCGGTTTCGTTGAGCCAGCGGTCGATGTCGAGGTCGGAGGCGTGGCGGGCGGCGTCGCCGCCTTTGACTTCGAGGATGGCTCCGGGGCACAGGAGGATGTCGCCGCGGTCGGCGGCTCCGGCGAGGGCGCGGCGTTCGGCGGTGCCGAAGCCGTTGGTGCGGGCGGCGCGGACGACGGCGGTTTCGGCTGCGGTGCCGATGGCTTTGGGGCGGTTGACCATGGGGGTGGCTCCTCAGAACGGTGGGGTGTCGGGGTAGCCGGCGCCGTGGGGGGTGGTGACGGGGAGGGGTTGGGTGGCGATGGGTGGTGTGCCGCAGTGGTGGGCGATGAGGACGGTGACTTGGTCGGCGGGGCGTCGGGTGGCGATGGGGTGGAGGCCGGGCCAGTGGCGGTTGATGAGTTCGCCGCGGGTTGGCCAGGGTCCGGCGAGCTGCCAGGTGGGGCGGGCGAGGATGACGGCGGCGGCTTCTTCGCGCCAGGTGGCTCGGTAGGGGTCGGTGATGGCGAGGCCGGCCATGAGGGGGGCGTCGTATCCGGCGATGACGGTGCGGCCGCAGGTGGCGCAGTGGCGGGTGTGGGCGTTGGTTCCGGTGAGGGTGGGGTCGTCGCCACGACGGGTGGCGAGGGCTGCGTGGATGGCGCTGGTGCGGGTGGTGGTCATGGGTGGTGGGGTGTCGGATGACGCGTGACACGTTGGTCTGGTATCGACGTCTGTCGCATGTATGTGTGCGCGCGCGTAGAGGGGCGAACGTAGACACACGTGTCATGCGTCATCCGTGGCATTGAGTGGATGCGGGGTTGACGTGTCATATGCGTCATTACCTGCGGAGATGCTGGGCTGATGTGTCGCGGTGTTGGGATGACGCGTGTGACGCGTCGGTGCTGGCGATGTGTCATGGCGGTGGGCATCGTGGGGGTCACCAGCCGGTCGCGTAGCCGTCGCGGGGTTCAGCTGATGACGCATCGGCTTCGTCGGTGACGGGTTCGAGGAGGCGGATTCCGTCGATCCAGCGGGCTGCTGTGTCGCGGTTGAGGCGTGCGCTGAAGCGGGCGACGAGCTGCTGGGAGAGGGCTTTCGGGGAGACGGGTTCTTCGCCTTCGGTGCGGCACCAGGCTTCGTAGGCGGAGCGCAGGGCGCTGCTCTTGACGTGGTGCAGCTGGCTGTTGGGGGAGCCGACGCTGCAGCGTTCGTCGACGAAGCGGGCGACGGTGTCGGTGTCGCGTTCGTAGGCGATGGTTGCGGCGCGTGCGGCGGGGGGTTCGGCGAGGCCGTGGGTGAAGTAGTCGGCGGCGCCGCGGATCGCCCAGGCGAGGATGGCGGGGCCTTCAGCGGTGACGAGCTGGTCTTCGAGGCCGGCGATGCGGGCCTCTTCGGGGACGACGTGTTCGAAGGGGAGCATGCGGATGCGGCGCCAGAAGGCTGGGCCGCCGGCTTTGACGGTGGGCAGGTGGTTGGCGAGGAGCCAGAGGGTGTGGGTGGGGGTGAAGGTGAACCAGTCCTGGCGCATGAAGCGGCCGCTGATGGGGTCGGAGCCGGTGAGCTGCTTGACGCGGGCTTCACCGAACCGTTGGCCGTCTTCGAGTTCGGAGGAGATGACGAGGCGTGCTCCGGATAGGCGCGCGATCTCGGTGGGGTGGCCATGGTTGGTGGTGTCGAGGAGCATCTCGGCGGGCGCGGACAGGGCGTAGCCGTCGTCTCCGAGGCCGAGGAGGCGTTGCAGGACGCCGGCGAAGGTGGTCTTGCCGTTGGCGCCGGAGCCGTGCGCGAAGGGCATGAGCTGTTCGAGGACCTGGCCGACGAGGCTGATGCCGATAAGGCGCTGGATGTAGGTGGCCATGGTGGGGTCGCCGGCGAAGGTGTCGGCGAGGAAGGAGTTCCAGCGGGCGGGGGTGGTGGTGAAGTCGGGGGCGACGGTGGTGGTGCGGGTGTGCAGGGCTGCGGGGTTGGGGTGGGACAGTGTCCCGGTGCGGAGGTTGACGACGCCGGCGGGGGTGTTGAGCTCGTAGGGGTGAGCGTCGAGCTGGTCGATGTCGACGGCGACGCGGGTGTCGTTGCGGGCGATGGCGGGCATGGCTTCCAGGCCGCGGCGCGACAGGCTGCTCTTGCGGTGGCGGGCGAGCTCGTCGTTGCGGTGCCCGTCGGGGTCGGCGGTGGGCAGGTGGCGTGCGATGTCGCGTGCGAGCTCGCTGACGGCGCCGTTGTCGTAGACCCAGCGGTGCCCGTTCCAGGTGATCCAGGCGCCGCGTTGGCGGACGTAGCGGATGGTCTGGCCGTAGGTGTCGACGAGGCGTAGGGCGTTGCCGTCGTCGGTCGGTGAGTAGGTGACGGGCTCTGCTGTGACGGGTGTGGGGGTGGGTGTCCCGGTGTTGGTGGTCCGCGTCCCGGGTTGGGGGGTGGGTGTCGCGGTGGTGGGGGCGAGGAGGGCTGCGAGGTCGTCGGAGGTTGCGTGATCGACGGTGCGGCGTTCTTCGGCGCGTTGCCCGTAGCCGGCGGCGTAGAGGGCCTTGGCCGCGGCAGCGTGGTCGCCGGCGTGCTCGAGGACGGTGTACGCGCCGGGCTTGGTGTAGGGGATCTCGGTCTGGAAGTCGGTGCTCGAGGTGAAGACGTAGAGGCGGTCGCGGCCGTCCTGTGCGCCTCCGGTGGTGGCGCTGATACCGATGGTTTTGCCGGGGCGGCGCCAGTAGCGGCGGCCGCCGCGTTGGGTGACGAACACCCAGCCGTGGGGGGTGAGGATGTCGGCCCAGTCGGTGCGGGCCTCGTAGTCGTCGAGCGGCGACACGCCTTCGCTGGGGTCGCGTGGTCCGGTGGTGTGAACCACTGGACCGGTCTGGGTGGAGGCGAGGTCGGGGGTTTCGTCGAGGGTGCGTAGGAGGGCGTGGAAAGCGTCGCGCTCGTCGAGGGTGAGGGTTACCGCGGTCGACGGGCCGCCGATGAGGCGCATCCAGGGTCGGCCGGTGGCGTGGTGGCGTGATGGGGCGACGACGACCTGTCCGCCTTCGCCGCGGGTCTCGGCGAGGACCTGTAGGACGTCACGCTCGGTCGTGTGGGCGATCTTCTGCAAGCGCGCGGCCTGGAGGGCCAGGTCGGTGATGTCGGCGGCTTTGGCGGTCTCCTGCGTCTTCCAGTCGGCGAGCTCGTCGGGTGTGCTGGGGCGGCGGGCGAGCTTGGTGTTGCCGGGGACGATGCCGTCGAGGCGGTAGTGGAAGTGGATGCCACCGGAGGGGGAGGCTTCGACCCAGCCGCTGGTGATCTTCGACCAGAGGGTGCCGAGGCCGGAGTCGTCGGCGAGGGCCTTCAGCTCGGACAGGCGCGCGGCGGCGCGGCCTTCGATCTCGGTCATCTCGGCGTTGCCGGAGACGGCGCCTTGGACGACGCCGAGGTCCCATTGGCGGGGGTCGTCGGGGGCGAAGAAGGCGCGCACGACGTCCTCGGTGGGGAGCGCCTGGGTGAGGCGCTTCCAGTCGATCGCGGGCGCTTTCGATCCGTCGCTGCGGATGGGGACGACGCTGTAGCCGGCGGCGAGCATGGCGAGGGCGGCGTCGAGGATCGGGGTGTCGTTCACGCGCGGCGTCCGATCGCGGCGACGTCGACGGGTGGCCCGGCGAGGCCTGCGCGTGAGGGGTGCGGATCCCAGACGAGGGCGCCGGTGCGGGCGTCGACGATGACGGCGTGCTCGAAGTCACCGCGGGGTGAGGGCCCGGTGGCGATGGCGTGCGGCCAGGCGTTGTCGGGCTCGAGGTAGATGGGGAAGGTCGGCTGCAGCAGGTGGAGGGTCTGGCCGGCGGGGATCAGCTGGGTGACGAAGGCGACGGTGTCGGTCCACCAGGCGGTGGAGGTGTCGTCGCCGCGCGCCTGGTCGATGGCGATGAAGTGGGGCACGTCGGCCGGGTCGGTGAGGTCCAGGAGGCAGGCGATCGCGGTCCGCCAGCAGTCGCCGGCGATCGGGCCGCCGACGTCGGTGATGGTCTGTGTGAGGAACGTGGTCACCGCGTCAGGCTTCCGAGAGCAGGTCGAACACGTCCGGCTGCGTCAGGCCGCTGGTGGGGTTGCGTCGGGGCAAGCCCCCCCCCCTGTGCTGGCGTGGCGCTGGCGGGGGCGACGTATCCGTCGTCGTCGCAGCCGTCGGGGTTGACCTCGACTTCGAGGGGGGTGTCGTCGCAGCGGCGCATGGTCAGGCGCCAGCGGTGGGCTTCGATGAGGGTCTTGACGGCGGTGACGCGCAGGGTGGCGGTCGCGGGGCCGTGGTGGGCGCAGGTGTGCACGACGTTGACCAGGGAGCCGGGTCGGTAGGGGTTGTGTGTCCTGCGTGGCACGGGGTGTCTCCTTGGTCGTGGTGCTGGTGTGTGGTGGTCCCCGCGGCCCTGACGTGATCGGGCTGCACCGCGTGGTGGCGCGGGGGTACGTGCGTGCCGGGTCAGCCGGCGAGAGGGAACGGGTCGACGTCGTCAGGGGCTTCCTTGGGCGGGGTCGTATCGGCGCGGACGGCGTCGACGTCGATCCAGCCTCGGGTGAGGAGCGCTTCGGCCATCGCGGAGGTGGCGGTGGAGGTGGTCTTGGAGCGCAGGACGCCGGCGACGGCGGTGCGGATCTTGAGCCAGTCGCTGACGGGGATCTCGGTGTTCTTGGCCATGGCGCGCTCCTAGGCGGCGATGAGGGTGGCGACGACGGTGGGGTCGAGGCCGAGCTGGGGGGCGATCTGCTCGGCGGTCATGCCGAGCGCGGCCAGGGCCTTGGCCTTGGCGAGCGGCGTGTCCCCGGCGGGTGCCGGCGCCGCGGCGGGGGTGGGCGCCGGGGCACTCACGGGGGCCGGTGCGGGGGCGGAGACGGGCGGGGTGGTGGGTGCGGTGGGCTGGCCGCCGACGGCGCCGAGGAAGTCGCCGGACGCGGCCGCGGCGTCGGGCACCTTGTACTGCGCGGCCCACAGCTTGCGGTCGTTGAAGCCGCGGGTCTTGGACGGCTCGTCGCCGATGTAGGCCATGGTCAGGGTGCCGCCGGGCTCGAGGCCCTTGGCGCCGGCGGCCTGTACGGCGGCGCGGACGGCGTCGTGCACGCTCTTGGAGCCGACGCTCTTGGAGCCCTTGACGTAGATGGCGCGGCGTCCGTCGTCGTCCTCGTCGTCGCGGGTGTCGGTCTGGACGACGACGACGAGCTGCATGCGCGGGTCGCCGTTCTCCCACTCGAGGGGCTTGCCGGTCTCCATGTCGGTCTGCTGGCGGATCTCGGTGGACACGACGGTGCCGGTGACGGTGGCGCCGACGGGGTCGGTCTTGCTGAAGGCGCTCTTGGTGCCGCCACCCATGAGGAAGGTGTCGGCGTTGCTGGGGGTGCTCATCTCTGGTTCTCCTTGGTGTCGGTGTTGCGGTGGTGCGGGTCAGGCGACGGCCGGCAGGAGGTCGGCGAAGTCGCTGGTGCGGGGGTGGTGCCCGGGTGCGGTGTGGCCGGCGGGCCGGTCGGGGTAGCGGGCGCAGTCGTGGCAGCTGCGGTCGCGGGGCAGCCCCCCGATCCAGGCGGCGACGGCGGCGTCGCCGAGGGCTCGTAGCGCGGTGATGTTGGCGCCGAGCCTGTTGGCGCGCTCGAGGGCCTGTTCGGCTCGGCTGCGGTCGTGGGGTGCGGTCCACCAGACGGCGTCGTCGAGGGAGATGGAGTTGCGGGGCAGGTAGGCGATCGCGACGTGGTCGACGCGGACGCCGGCGTCGTTCCAGCCCTTGGCGTACAGGTCGGCCTGGGCGCGGTAGACGGGTGAGGGGCCGGCGGCCTTGGCGGCGCGCAGGGTGGTGGCGCCGACGATCTTCCAGTCGACGGTCATGCCGACGGCGTGGTCGAGCAGGTCGGTGGAGCCCCAGATGTCCTGGCCCATGACCTGGCCGACGAGGACGTCGGCTTCGGTCTCGTAGCGCAGCCCGGTGCTGTGCATGGCGTTGCGGTCGATCTCGAGCTGCACGAACACGTCCTCGAGCTGGGCGTGCATGGCGGTGCCGATGTAGGGCAGCCAGGGGATGCCGTCGTCGGTGCGAGGCCAGCCGGCGAGCTTCGCGGCGAGGCAGTGGTCGCAGGGGGTGCCGAGCTCAGAGGGGCCGATGCGGGTCTGCAGGGAGCGGGGCTGGTGGGTGATGGCGTGTTCGATGACGTGCTGCAGCTCGGCTAGGGCGGTGGTGGGGTCGCCGCCGCTGTAGGTCAGCCGCGGTGGGGGCAGGGTGGCGATGGTCATGTGCTGCTCCCCGTGGTGGTCTCTGGGAGGGTGATCAGGTCGGTGAGGTTGATGGTCTGGTCGGGGAAGAGGAGGGCGTGGGCGGCCTGGTGCAGGGCGTGGCCGACGGCGACGAGCACGCTGCGGCTGTCGAGGCCGGCGCCGAGGTTGGTGGCGACGGCCAGCGACAGGACGTCGCTGTCGACGTCGTCGATGACGACGCGGATCTGCGGGGTGTCGTGGGTGACGGCCGGCCACTTGTGGGTGCAGCCGGACGTGAAGTGGACGGCGACCGGGGTCCCGCTCACGGCTGGTCCTGGGGTGTGACGGCGTAGGGGATGGGCTCGTCGATGGGGTCGCCGAGCAGGTCGACCTCACGCAGGACCGTCACCTGGCGGGACTTGGCCTTGGTGGTGTCGATGGGGCGCAGCTCGGCGAGGGGGACGCTGACCTCGAGGAAACGGGTGGCGCCCGTGTAGTGGGCCTTGGCCTGGCCGGGGGTGGGGCAGGTGTGCAGGCCGCCTCCGCAGCTGTTGTCGTCGCACCAGTGCGTGTCGGTGAGGGTCTGGCCGATCGGGTAGGCGAAGTCCTGCGCCGATCGCAGCTGGTCGTCGACGGCCTTGTACAGGTGGGCGTGGCCTTGGTCGTCGATCTGGACGCCGGCCAGGTCTGCCCAGTCCTGCGGGTCGTGCTCGTCGAGGCCGGACACGTCGATGATGTGGCCGCCGGTGACGGTGACCTTCTGGTGGTGGAGGTATACGGCGACGTACGGGCTGGCCTTGGTGAGGGTTCCTCCCGCGTACAGGTGCACGGTGCTGGTCCCTGCTGCGCGGTCGACGCTGGCGGAGTCGCCGACCCGGACGACGCTGGCGGAGTCGCCGACCGAGCCGACGCGGGCGGAGCCGCCGACCCAGTCGACGCGGGCGGAGCCGCCGACCGAGCCGACGCGGGCGGAGCCGCCGACCGAGCCGACGCTGGCGGAGTCGCCGACCCAGTCGACGCTGGCGGAGTCGCCGACCCGGACGACGCGGGCGGAGCCGCCGACCGAGCCGACGCGGGCGGAGTCGCCGACCCAGTCGACGCTGGCGGAGTCGC